TTGCTAAAATGGAAGAGTTTACAGAAGAAGTTTGGAAGGCTTACAAAACTCAAAAAGGCTATAAGCTTCATACCAGCAGAGTTATAAGACCAGACGATTCAATGACCAAATACAAGCTATTTAACTACGTGGTACAAAATATGGAAACCGCAGAAAACATTTATAAGATACAAGAGATTCAGAAATACCTTAAAACGGCAGAGGCCAAGACCAAACTAATTTTGATTACTTACGATTCGTTCCTATTCGATTTTTCTAAAAAGGACGGAAAAAAGACACTAGAGCAGATCAAAACCATATTGGAAACAGGCGAAATGAAGGTAAAACACAAACATGGGACTAATTACGCATTCTAAACTAATTACAAATATTTATTAAACAAGGTTATGACAGAAACAAACACAATAGAATTAACACCAGAATCGCTTATGAACAAGCTGTTTTGCACATTCGCTAAAAAAGAGTTATTAGACGAAAGGTTGCAAGAAATAAATAAAGAATACAAGATACTTTACAATAAGATATTCGTATTGGCTTCCCCAGAGTCTGACGAGTATATGTGCACATACAATATTGAGATAGAAGGACCTAACACCAAGATCCTACCAAATACTATTTTATTGCACAGAAAAAAAGAATCAAACACACTATACACCATTAACGCACTTAATACTCTAATCAAAAGTTTGAATAACGGAGTATTGGACAATAAGTTTATGGTGAACTGGCCTGACTATAGGAACTCTATCCTATTGACCCAAGGCGAAGATTTAAGAAAGTTGAACACATCTATCCACAAGATAGTTGCTGTATAATTCACTGAAGAATAAATTTTTTTCTTTCGATTATTTTTAGTATATTAGCTATATAATAAATTATTAAACAACAGTTATGGACATTTCCCAATTAAAGTCTAGGCTCGCCTCCCTACAAAATCCAAGAGGCGGACAGAAAAAGGATTTCAGTTTAACAATCTGGAAACCTACTGTAGGTAAACACTTAGTTCGTATTGTACCATCCGCGTACGACAAATCGAACCCATTCAAGGAATTATTTTTCCACTACGGCATCAACAACAAGACGATGATTTCTCCGACTTCTTTCGGCGAAAAAGATCCAATCGTTGAATTCGCACAAGGCTTAAGAAAGAGCGACGATTGGCAGTCAGCTAAGAAGTTCGAACCAAAATTACGCGTATTCGTTCCAGTCATCGTAAGAGGCGAAGAAGAGAAAGGCGTAAGGTTATGGGAATTCGGCAAGCAAGTCTACATGGATTTGTTGGCAATCTTAGAGGACGAAGATGTAGGAGATTTTACGGATCCTATTCAAGGCCACGATATTACCGTCGACACAGCTGGTAAAGAAACCACTGGATTAATGTACAACACTAGTACAGTAAGAGTTAGAACAAAAGTTACTCCGTTATCAGAAGATAGCAACAAAGTAAAGCTATGGTTAACAACTCAACCCGAGCCAGATACGTTATTTAAGCGTTACTCTTACGAAGAGATGAAATCTGCTTTAGGCGCTCATTTGAACCCTGAAGAAGAGATCAAACAAAACGCAGACGTAGTAGTTGAAAAAACTCTCGAAGTAGGCGACTTACCTTGGGAAACAAAACAAGAAGCGCCAAAAGCAGCTTTTACTTTGAACACCAGTAAGACAGAGATCGATAGCAAAATCGATGACCTTTTTAACTTCTAAATTCATATAAGCCCTCACCTAAAAACGAGGGCTTTTTAAACCGCACAAATGGCAAAGGCTAAAGAAGGGTTAAATAGCTCCATATCAAAAGCTATCAAGACAGAATTCAACTTGGACAACTTTAAGAAGTCAAAGAATTTATCTTCTACGTCTATAAAATTCAAAGATCAAACGTGGATTCCGTTATCAAAATCGTTTCAAGACGCATTACAAATTCCAGGCGTTCCAAAAGGTCACATTACTTTATTGAGAGGTCACTCCGATACCGGTAAAACAACTGCTTTATTGGAAGCAGCAGTGAACGCTCAAAAGATGGGCATTCTACCTGTCTTCATTATCACCGAGATGAAATGGAGTTGGGAACACGCTAAAGAAATGGGATTGCAATTTGAAGAGGTCGCTGACGAAGACGGCGTAGTATCGGATTATAAAGGATTTTTCTTATTCGTTGATAGAGAAAAGATGAATTGTATCGAAGATGTATCAGCATTTATCTTGGATATTTTAGACGAGCAGAAAGCTGGCAACTTGCCTTACGATATTTGTTTCTTTTGGGATTCTGTGGGCTCTGTCCCATGCAGACTATCTATAGAGTCAAACAAGAACAACAACGAGTGGAATGCAGGCGCAATGTCACAACAGTTCGGACAGTTCGTTAATCAGAAGATTGCACTATCAAGAAAAGAGAGTCAACCTTATACAAATTCATTCGTTGCTATCAATAAAGTTTGGGTTGCAAAGCCTGAAACTATTATGAGTCAACCAAAGATGAAAAATAAAGGCGGAGACACAATGTTCTTTGACGCTTCTCTTATTATCACTTTTGGAAACGTTACTAATGCTGGTACAAACAAGATCAAAGCCACTAAGAACGGTAAAGAGGTCGAGTTTGCAAAGAGAACAAAAATCTCTTGCGATAAGAACCACGTTACCGGAGTTACTGCTTTGAACAAGGTTATTATGACAGTACACGGATTTATTGACGACGATAAAAAAGCATTGGACAATTACAAGAAACAATATTCTCATCAGTGGCTAAAAACATTGGGTTCAAAAGATTTCGATGTAGTTGAAGAGGCTGACGAAGACACTAAAGATTTATTTGATAGTTCAGAACATGAATAAAGATTACCAAAAGATATTCGATTCGCTTGGAAAGGAAGCAGTAGTAGAAGAGACAAAAGAAGATCTAAAGGTAAACGATAGAATTTTAATTATCGATTCACTGAATACTTTCCTAAGAGCGTTTACGGTTATACAGCATTTTAATAAAAGTTTGAATCACGTTGGTGGATTAACAGGTTACCTAAGGTCGCTTGGTTTTGCCATCAACTTGATTCGACCTACCAGAGTGATTTTGGCGTTCGATGGCAAAGGTTCGTCTACGAATAAACGTTATATCTATCCAGAATACAAAGCTAATAGAGGCATACGCAGGGTCACTAACTGGGACGCTTTTGAGAATCAGGAACAAGAATCAGAAGCAATCACAAATCAGTTGGTAAGATTAATAGATTATTTGAAGTGTCTGCCAGTAGATTTAATTTCGATAGACAAAATAGAAGCAGACGATGTTATCGGTTACATCACTCAACAGATGGACACAGACTTTACAATAATGTCTTCAGACCGAGATTATTTACAGCTCGTATCTGAAAGGATAACTGTATATTCTCCTACGAAAAAAATCTTCTACACTCCCAAAAAAGTCTTAGACGAGTACGGAGTTAGCAGCGAAAACTTTTTGAATTACAAAGTTTTAACCGGAGATTCTGGAGATAATGTTCCTGGAATTAAAGGTATCGGACCAAAGACGATAACAAAACTTTATCCTGAATTATCTAGCTACAATAAAATGACTTTAACAGAAGTTATACAAAAAGCAAAAGACGGAGATGGAAAAGCATTCATGAGTATTAGAAATTTTGAACATCAATTAAAGATAAACGAAAAGCTAATGGATCTAACAAATCCCAACATACCAGAAGATTCCATTGTAGAAATACAAGAAATGTTGGAGAGTCCTAACAAGACTTATAGATCAAAGGAATTTATGGAAATTTATCACGAAGACGACCTAGGAAATTCGATAGCAAATCTCCAGTCGTGGTTACACAATCATTTTCACCAGTTATCAAAATATAAATAAGTTATGGGAGTACTCAATCAATTACAACAGTACGGAATCGGTTTTCAAATTAAGGTTTTATCTAGCTTATTAAAAGATAAAGAATTCCTACAAAACATAAATGACATCTTGGACGTAGAGATGTTCGATAATCCAGCACACAAATGGATTGTACAAGAGATACTAAGGTACTATTACAAGTATCATACCACTCCTTCTATGGAATCGTTACAGGTCGAAGTTAAGAAGATCGACAACGACGTATTAAAGGTGAGTGTTATAGAACAATTAAAAGAGTCGCTAAAGGCAACAGACGAAGACAGAGAATACGTAGAGAGCGAATTTTCTAACTTCTGTAAGAATCAGCAGATGAAGAATGCAATCATGAATTCTGTTAGTCTTTTGGAAAAGGGCGAATTCGATCAGATTAGATCAATGATCGATATTGCGTTAAAAGCAGGACAAGACAAGAGAATAGGACACGAATACGAGAAGGACATGGAAACTCGATACAGAATGGAACAGCGTTCTCCTATTGCAACTCCATGGGCAAATCTAAACGAATTGTTAATGGGCGGTTTGGGTGTAGGAGATCTAGGAATTATATTTGGAAATCCAGGCGGTGGTAAATCTTGGTTGTTGGTTAACTTAGGCGCAATAGCAGTGCAAATGGGTTTTACTGTCAATCACTACACATTGGAATTATCTGAAGACTATATTGGTAAAAGATACGATGCGCTGTTTACTGGCATAGACGTTCAACAGATTCACTTGAACAGGGACAAAGTTCAACAAGAGATTGACAAGCTAAAAGGCAAGTTAATTATCAAAGAATTTCCAATGGGTAAAACCACACCCAATACCATAGAGAATCACATTCAAAAGTGTAGAGATTTAGGGCATCCCCCAGATTTAGTCATTATAGACTACGTTGATTTGTTAAAGAGCAAAACAAGATCTATAGACCCAAAGGACGCCATAGACGATGTATACACAGCAGTCAAAGGTATGGCAAGAGAAATCAAAGTACCTGTGTGGACAGTATCGCAAGTAAATAGAATGGGAGCCAAGGACGATGTAATTGAAGGCGATAAGGCGGCAGGATCTTACAATAAGATGATGATTGCAGATTTTGCGATGTCCCTCTCAAGAAAGAGACAGGACAAGGTAAACGGCACAGGCAGAATGCACGTAATGAAAAATAGATACGGAGCAGACGGTATGACTTACGCGGCCAAAGTAAATACGAATTGCGGACGCATAGAGATTAACAAAGATGAGATAAGCGAAGACGATTTGACTTTTGATACTGGAAAACAGAATGGAAACTTCAATAATGGAAGTTTTAGCGCGGATGAGAAAAATTACCTCTCTAAGAAATTCTTTGAGATGAACATATAAATTTATCTCAAAAAGGCTATATTTATTAGTACAAAACGCACTTTATGAATTTTTTAATCGATTTATTCAAGAAAGCTACGAAAGGAGATAACTTTCGTACACAAGAATCTATAGAGAAATACAACGATGGTATTGCTCAATTGAACGCTTTAGGTTCAAACCAATACGCTAAGATCTCTACTAATAAGATTACTAGAATCGGAAAAACAAAGTCAGCGTTGACCCAAGAAGTTGGTAATACAACTCCTCCAGGCACTAGATAGTACTAGTAAATACTTCTAAAAATTTATTATAAGGGTTACGACAAAAAGTAAGGGTATAAAAATATGCTTACTAATTAAATTATTTTTTAAACACAAAAAACAAAAAGCGAAATGGATATTACGCAGGAGATTCTATCTGACATCACGGTGTATAATAAGTACGCAAAGTATTTACCGGAATTACAGAGAAGAGAGACGTGGAACGAGATAGTTACGAGAAACAAAGAGATGCATCAGAAAAAATTCCCGCAACTATCCAATGAAATTGAAGAGGCTTATAAATTAGTGTATGATAAAAAAATTCTTCCTTCGATGCGTTCTATGCAGTTCGCAGGAAAACCCATTGAAATCAATAATGCTCGTATATTTAATTGCTCTTTTGCTCCTGTTAATGATTGGAGGGTGTTCAGTGAAATAATGTTTCTTTTATTAGGAGGTTGTGGAGTTGGATATTCAGTACAAAAGCATCATATCGACGAGTTACCAGAAATTACAAAACCAACAAAAGAAAAGCGATTCTTAGTTGGAGATTCTATAGAAGGTTGGGCAGACGCGGTAAAGATTTTAATGAAGTCTTACTTAGTCGGAGGTCCAAGACCTAACTTTGATTTTAGAGACGTTAGACCTAAAGGAGCAATGTTAATCACAGCAGGAGGTAAAGCACCAGGTCCAGAACCGTTAAAAGAGTGTTTGTTTCAAATTCAAAAGATTTTAGATCGTAAACAAAGCGGAGAGAGACTATCTCCATTAGAGTGTCACGATATGATCTGCTATATTGCCGACGCAGTATTATCAGGCGGTATTCGTAGAGCGGCTTTAATCTCTTTATTCTCTTTCGATGACGAAGACATGTTAACTTCTAAATTCGGCTCTTGGTGGGAAGCAAATCCACAACGCGGTAGAGCAAACAACTCTGCAGTACTATTAAGAGACAGAATTCAAAAAGAAGAATTCTTTGATCTGTTCAAGAAAATTGAGCTATCAAAAGCTGGAGAGCCTGGATTCTTTTTAACAAACGATAAAGATTGGGGAACTAATCCTTGTGCTGAGATCGCATTAAGATCTTTTCAATTCTGTAATTTGTGCGAAGTGAATGTATCTAACTTAGAATCACAAGAAGATTTTAACCAAAGAGTTAAACAATCTGCATTCATTGGAACGCTACAAGCTTCTTACACTGACTTCCATTATTTAAGAGATATTTGGAAGAGAACAACAGAGAAAGATGCATTGATAGGAATCGGTATGACAGGTATTGCTTCAGGCGCAGTTCTTAAATTAAACATGAAAGAAGCCGCTTTGATAGTAAAAGAAGAAAACGAAAGAGTAGCAAAACTAATCGGAATTAATAAATCTGCAAGATGCACAACAGTTAAACCATCAGGTACAACTTCAATGGTATTAGGAACCTCTTCAGGAGTACACGCATGGCACGATAAATTCTATTACAGGAGAATGAGACTTGGTAAGAACGAAGCTTTATACAATCACTTAGCAATTCATCACCCAGAGTTAGTAGAAGACGAGTACTTTAAACCGCAAACTCAAGCAATAGTAACCATTCCTCAAAGAGCACCAGAAGGAGCAATTACTAGAGACGAAAAAGCATTGGATCTTTTACACAGATTAGAAAAGATACACAAAGAGTGGATCAAGCCTGGTCACAGAACAGGTAGAAATACAC